CATGTTTCTTCCATCCGCCGTCCGGAGCGATATCCGATGAGTGGGGGTCGTTGTCCCACGAACTAAGCCGAGAGGGCCACAATAATTCCCGAAAGGGCAGTGGATATTGACTTGGTCAATTAAACGATAGACTTCACTCATCCTACATGTCTAGCAAGAAAGGCAAGGAGAAATGCAAGGACGAGTACGAAGCGACCACGTCTGGGCCACAACAATGTGGTTCCACGCGTCTGGTCGGATCTCCATCTCAGAGCCCGCATACAAAGAAGGGTGGTTCCAGAAAACCATCCAATGGGGCCAAGATGAGAGATTCGCCACCGCAGCAGTGGGGTCCTCGCCTGACCAAGGCGGGCAACCCCAAGCGGAGGCATCCGGGCAAAAGCGGCCCCGGCCGCGGCGGTTATAGAGCCGTCGCTGCTGCTGCGCAAGACGCTCAATCCCAGTCGTCTGGACTTAAGGATGCGTTGCGCGAGCAGGCCGATGAGACGCGTGTAGCGCAGGAGGCAAACATGTCACTGCGCCGCAATCTCATGGAAGTCCAAGAGGACTATAAACAAGCCCAAGAAGAATTGGGCCGGAGAAAGAATGAGATCGATGAGTATCATCTCGATGTCAGAAAGAATTTTCTCTGTCGGTGGGCTGACGAGACCGCACCAGCGTACGGATTGCTAATTGCACTGACGCTTGGTTTGCCGTTGATGATCGTGGCCATGGCATATGCACTAGAGATTCTTGATGTTCTCATGCAGTTTGAGGTTTGTTACGCCCTCACAGCATATGAAGTGCTTGCCATTTTGATAGACCGTTTTGTCTGCACCAGACGTGGGTTCAGATCAATCTTCTCGAAGCGTGCAACACACTCCTATTCCACTACAGAGCTTGTAGATTGGGATACAGCGGACCGTAGGGCTGATACGATGTCGTTGAGGGAGTTAAAGCATTGTGATGCGCAATACGGGTGGGTCCAATATTCTCACACCTTAAATGGTAGGAACATCCGTAGAAACACGTTCGGCGATCTTGCCAAGGCCGATCCAATGCTTATATCTTTTGAGCTCCTCTCCCAAATAACAACTCCTACAATAATGTTAGCACGTGATGCGCTCACGGCTTGGGATCGAATGGAAGCTTCAGCTAAATCTACACACACAGTCAATATTGACAAAAGACTGTTCACGACAGGTGTGAATGTAGTGAAGAATACCCTTCAAGTGGCTCATGCTCTTTGGAAACAGGAGCATCAGGCCCAGTTGGGTCATTTTCGCCCAGCTCTGGCCTGATAGGGGACTTACGTGTGTACGTGAGGGGCTATCGGTATCTGGAGGTCAATCAAGATCCTATTGAGGACGTGAAAGACTGCCAGATGTCTAGGTCCCTGCCGGGAACGCCTGCAAAGCGTTGCCCGATGCGAGTTAGTGTAGGTTGTCATGTTCAAGGAACTTGTCCATTAGTTCCCGACCTGACTGACTCTCGTACTACGAAGGCCGGAGTGAGGAAAAGGTTTCTACGTAAACCGCCTTCTGCTGACCCCATTTGGATGAAAGAGTTCCGAAGGTATGTCAGGCGAAAGGTCCGCAAGCTATTTGTTCCCCTAGCTAGCGATGTCGATGTGAGCGTTGAGCGATGGCTAAGCCACTCGAGTTACCCCGACTGGAGGCGAAAAGAGCTCCAGGTTCAATGGGATGGCGTTGGAAGCATGTGGGATCCAGACAAGTCTCACCGATACTTCCGATGCAGTTCCTTCGCGAAAGATGAGGATTATCCAACCTACAAGCACAGCCGTGCTATCAACTCACGGTCTGACCAGTTTAAATGTGCTGTGGGGCCTATCTTTAAGCTGATTGAAGAGCAAGTGTATCGACACGAAGCTTTTATTAAGCATGTTCCTGTTGCAGAACGTCCAGATTATATTATGGACATGCTGCACCGCGAAGGAGCCAAATATTTCGCTACAGATTACTCGTCGTTCGAGGCGCTGTTTACGCGAGAGTTGATGGAGGCGTGTGAGTTTGAGCTCTATGCATACATGACAAGTCACCTCCCCACTGGAGGTGAGTTCATGCGCTTGGTACGTGAAGTGCTAGGTGGCCTCAATTTGTGTGTCTTTAAGGACTTCCGTGTTGCTGTAGAAGCCACGAGAATGTCAGGTGAGATGTGTACGTCCTTGGGCAACGGGTTTTCTAACCTTATGCTCATGCAGTTCGTCTGTCACAAGATGGGCTGCAGGAAGGTACGCGGGGTGGTTGAAGGAGACGATGGTCTCTTTACCATGCTTGGGACTCCCCCAAGCGAAGAGGATTTTGCCCGTTTGGGCCTGATCATTAAAGCCGAGGTGCACGACACCATCTCGACTGCATCCTTCTGTGGCCTGGTCTTCGATCCTGAAGACCGGATCAACGTCACAGATCCACGCAAGGTTTTAAATAATTTTGCCTGGATACAACGCACCTATGGATCGGTGCGGACGTACAAGTTGAGAAGCTTGTTACGCTGTAAGGCTCTTTCTCTGTCATATCAATATCCCGGTTGTCCCATCATTGCAGCTCTTGCTGATTATGGGTTGCGTGCGACTAAACAAAACGACGCACATTTTAGAAGAATGATCAACCGAAAAGGGTGGATGGACTCCTTTCATAGGGAGCAACTACTACTCGCCATGCAGCACGGGCGCATACCGTCCAAGAAACCCAAGATGAACACTCGGTTTCTTGTTGAAAAAATGTATGGTATTACCGTCTCCACGCAGATTGCTGTGGAGGCCTATCTAGGCTCGCTTCAGAGCATCCAAACTTTAGACCATGAGTCTATCGATCAGATCATCCCTGAGTTGTGGAGGTCTCATTATGATAGTTACTCTTTCGTTGCGGGTCGGTTGGATAGGGACCAAGTTTTCCCTGTGATGATATGGGCACCACTCCGTGGCAAGAAGCCAGAGTGGAACGATGAGGATATGCCGGCGAATTTGAGTAACCGAAGACAGTGGGGCTCTGTTGATAAGCTCTACGGCAAGCTGCCCCC